CCAACAAATCCACCCCCACCAACCACAACACCAACACCAACACCAACAATAACTATAACTCCCACACAAACAAAAACACCTACCCCAACAAAAACTGTAACTCCAACAAAAACACCAACACCTACTCCAACACCAGTATTTGTAACATATTTAGTTCTTGATTGTTGTACTAAGTCAATATTTAAATACGTTAATTTACCATCAACATTTACACCTGGAAATGTGATTATTGGTACCGATTTACAATGTTATGAGGTAGTTACATTACAAATAGGAGCAATAAGTTTAATATGGAATAATACCACATCTGTAAACTGTGCTACTTGTATATCAACCTACCTTTGTGTAACCCCAACACCAACCCCAACGGTAACTAAGACTCCAACCCCAACGGTAACTAAAACTCCAACATTGACACCTACTAAAACAACAACCCCAACGGTAACCCCAACTAAAACGGTAACCCCAACCTTAACAAAAACCCCCACCCCAACCTTAACAAAAACCCCCACCCCAACTCCAAGTTGTTTTTACTATAGGATTAATAATACTAATACATCAAAAGAAGTTTCTATAACATTTACACCGTGTTGTATTACCGAGATTTCACCTCTGATTATCGGTCCAGGTGGAGTAGCAACTATTTGTTCATCTACAGCACCTTCACTTCCCGCTGGTGTGACATCAATTTTATTGGGTCCTTGTCCAACTTGTTAAAAATAATTTGACACATAATTATTTTTTTCATATCTTTGTTTAACAAAGGTGAATGTCGTTATACACGGCAGCCAATATACCAAATTTAAAACATATGATATCACAAGAAGAAATTAAAAGTTTCTTGGAGGGGAATGACCCTGAACAGCACATAGTTGCGGTAGAGTTTGACTATGCTTCAGACCACATTTTTAAAATTAAAGAAGTACCGGGAAAAGGTAAAGTTATTCAACAAGATTCACTCATAGCATTTGCGTGGGTAGGTGATTTACATGGTCTTAATTTTTATGAAGGATCGAAATCTCTACAAAAACAAGCAATGGGTAAGTACGGTATTCTAATAGAAAAACTCCGAACAGACAATAGTAAACAATTAGAAGAAGGATTAACATTCATAGTTAAATCAATTAAAGGTTATCGATCATTAATACAATTCTTTCGTGAAGGGGGAATTGATCCATGGGGAGAAAAAACAAAAGACAAAATATTAATGGTGTCTCCGGTAGAACAATACCTCATCTCAAAAGAAAAAAGATTATTTAAAGGATTTGAAGAATATAATGATATCACAAGGTTTGTATTTGACCTTGAGACTACCTCTTTAGAACCAAGAGATGGTAGAATATTTATGATTGGAATGAAAACAAATAAAGGTTTTCAAAAGGTTATTGAATGTTCAAATGAAGATGAAGAACGATCAGGTATTGTTGAATTTTTTAGAACAATAAACGAAATTAAACCTTCAATTATTGCGGGATATAACTCAGCAAACTTTGATTGGTTTTGGATTTTTGAAAGATGTAAGGCATTAAACTTAGATATTAAAAAAATATCATTTTCATTAAATGGTAAAAAAACAATATCTCAAAGAGAGTCAATGTTAAAATTGGCAAATGAGGTTGAGAAATTTAATCAAGTTCAAATGTGGGGATATAATGTAATTGATATCATACACTCAGTTCGTAGATCACAAGCAATCAACTCAAACATTAAAGAGGCAGGTTTAAAATATATTACCAAGTATATTGATGCTGAAGCAAAAGATCGTATCTATATTGACCATACAAGTATTGGTTCAATGTATGCAGAAAAAGATGAATATTGGTTAAATACTGATAATGGTAAATATAAAAAAGTTGGTATTGACCCAAAGGTTGATGAGATATGTGTAAGACGGGGAGATGTTTACCTTAAAACAACTGGTGATGATATTGTTGAGAGGTATCTTGATGATGACCTTGAGGAAACATTAATTGTGGATGATGAGTTTAATCAAGCAACATTTTTATTATCATCATTGGTACCAACCACATATGAAAGAGCATCTACAATGGGTACCGCAACTCTTTGGAAAATGGTAATGTTGGCTTGGTCATATAAATATGGGTTAGCAATTCCTAAAAAAGGAGAAAGAAGAAATTTTGTTGGTGGTCTATCACGTTTACTTAAAGTAGGTTATTCTAAGGACGTATTAAAACTTGACTACTCATCACTATACCCATCCATTCAGTTAGTTCATGACGTGTTTCCTGAGTGTGATATAACAGGGGCGATGAAGGGATTATTAACTTACTTCCGTAACTCTCGTATTATGTATAAGAATTTGGCAGCAGAGTATAAGACGATTGATAAGAAGAAATCAACATCATTTGACCGTAAACAATTACCAATTAAGATCTTTATCAATGCGTTCTTCGGATCGTTATCGGCACCACAGGTATTTCCGTGGGGAGATATTGATATGGGGGAACAGATTACAACTACAGGTAGACAATATTTACGACAAATGTTAAAGTTCTTTAGTAAACGAGGATATAGTCCTCTTGTCTGTGACACCGATGGTATGAACTTCTCATTACCTGAGGGTGGTGTTGATGGACGTGTTTATATTGGAAAAGGAAATAACTGGTTAGTTAAAGAGGGTAAAGAATATCGTGGTTATGATGCCGATGTTGCGGAGTTTAACGATATATTTATGAAAGGTGAAATGGGTCTTGATTGTGATGGTACTTGGGATTCGTGTATTAACTTAGCTCGTAAGAACTACGCAACTATGGAACAAAATGGTAAAATAAAATTTACCGGCAATAGTATCAAATCTAAAAAGATGCCAAAATATATTGAGAAGTTCTTAGATAAGGGGGTTAAACAATTACTTAATGGTAACGGTAAAGAATTTATTGAATGGTATTACGAATATATACAAAAGATATTTGACGAAAAAGTTCCATTGGCTGAAATTGCTTCTAAATCAAGAGTTAAATTAAGTGTAGAGAATTATATTAAACGTAGTAAACAAACTACCATAGCTGGTAATCTAATGTCTAGACAAGCACACATGGAACTTATTATAAAAGATGGTATACAGTCAAATCTTGGAGATACAATCCTATATGTAAACAACGGAACAAAAGCTTCTCATGGTGACGTTCAAAAAATTAATAAACCAAATAAAGGTTGGTCACAGGAACAGATATCCGAACACATTAAAAGTTATGGAGTACCCCTAAAAGATTCAATGGAATCATTTGTACAACTTAATTGTTATAGAATTAATCCATCTGATTTAGAAAATAATCCTGAGATGTTAGGAAGTTATAATATTCAAAGAGCAATTGCAACATTTAATAAACGAGTTGAACCTCTTACAATAGTTTTTGATGATGAGGTTAGAAAAACATTATTAGTTAAGAATCCAGAGGATAGAAGTTTTTATACAACAGACCAATGTAAATTAATTAATGGTAAACCATTTAGTCCTGAAGACCAAGATGATGTTTATGAAAATTTAATGAAAATGGAACAAGGTGAAATAGATTTTTGGAATAAAGTTGGTATTGACCCTAATTACATATATGAATTTGCGGAGCCAGGGTGGGAACAATACCTATAAGTTTCTTAAATGATGAGGTTTTAAGACATCTTCAACCCGTCTGAAGATAGTATTATCCAGTTTCCTTCTACAAACTGAAACTGTACACAAGCCCCCCAATCTAATTGGAGTTCATCCCATTCCTCATCAATTTTACCAATGTCAGGTAATAACCTAACATTTGTCAATGCTTTTATAATAACTTTTGAATTTTTTGTAGAATCTAAAGTTATTGTTGTTTCGTTAATGTTTTTTGCAATAATTAATTTTTCACCATTAGAAGTGTATTGTAGTTCGGAAACAATTTTATAATCGGGGACATATACTTGAGTTGTAACTTGAGTTGTAACTTCACCTTTTATTATTGTTTTTCTTTTCGGGATATTAATTATTGATACCATTTATATAACATATATTTGTCTTGGCATTGCTCTAAACTTAAGTGATTTATTTAAGTTTTCTGCAATTAACGCTTCTCTTTCCATTACTTTTTCAGGTTTTAATCTTGTCAACCTACCTTCAGGTCCTGTAAGTTCATCTATTAGTTTTGTTTTTTCATCTTTTGCCTCAGTTGCTAAAGAAGTGTAATCCATTGTTAATTCAGAATCGGGGGTTTTAATGTTACCACTAAATTTACCTCGAACTCTTGCTAATGTTTCTTTACAATATGCCGTAAACCATCTACGAACCCAAACCTGTGCCGGATTATTTAGATCAACCCAAGACATTTGTTGGAATGGTACATCTGATGGCATTTGAATTATATCAGGATTATTTTTTAAACAATTGTCTTTATCCTCTTCACAAGCATCATAATACCAATACCAAACTCTACCTTTCATTAATGTACCATTACCGAAGTCAAATTTACCTCCAGGTGTATTCATTAAGTGAATTGCTTTTTTACCTTCAGGTAACGCTGTAACCCTATATGTTAAATCACCTTGGATTATTCTTCTTTGTATATTAATTTCTTGCATTCTTAATAACATATCAAACGCTGGCATCATAAAGTAACTACCCGCCATGTTACCCATTTGAGTAAATCCACCCGGTCCTCCTAATCCTCCACCGGCAATTCCACCAAAAGTCCACGGATCTATTAACGTATTATTTAATTCTGCGGGAGAAAACCACAGTAATTCGTTAAGTTCTCTACACGCAGGTATTTCATATATTTGTTGGTTACCAACTAATTGAATGTAATCTTTCTTTAAAACATAGTCACCGCCAGCTTGTAATCCTACAATTTTAGAATAGGCATATGTGTATCTTGTTTCATAATCTAAACTTTTAGAGATAAATGCTTTTGCTAATGATTGTGTTTCAACATTTAAACCCCAAAGATTAGACCATTGTGATTCTATTAACCAATCTTGTATATATTGTGAATAATCATCAATAGAAAATTCTAACAATGTATCCATTTGTTCGTCTTCTAACTCAACACTACGAAGAGGAGCACCTAATAGGTGACGAATTCTTGTATATAATTTACTTCTTTCTGGTTCTGAAATTATTGACATAGTTTTTATTTATAAATATCTTATTTTTTAGTTCTCAACAAATATAACTCATTAACAAATTCCCAATTTACATAATTCCAAAAATTTCTAATGTATTCATCTCTTTTATTTCTATATCTTAAATAATATGCGTGTTCCCAAACATCAAGACCTAATAAAGGATAACCACCGTCTTTAACAACACTCATCATTGGATTGTCTTGGTTGGGTGTTGACATTATTTTTAAAGTATTTTTTTTTGTTAAAATTAACCAAACCCATCCAGATCCAAATCTATCTTTGGCGGTTTGATTAAATTCATCTTTCATTTTTTTTATATTACCATATTGTTTTGTGATCTCCTCAAATATTTCACCACTTGGTTTTTGTTTTTTTGGTGATAACATTTTCCAAAACAAAGCATGGTTAAATGCTCCTCCGGCATTATTTCTAATTACCGTATCATATTTTCCAATAGATTTAACAATATCTTCTAACTCAACATCACCATAATCTTTTTTTGATAAAGCGTCATTTAATTTTTTAACATACCCTTTATAATGTTTATTATAATGAATGTTCATTGTTTCAGGGTCAACAAATTTATTTATTGATGAATATGAATAAGGTAGTTTATCAATACCAATTTTTTTCATCTCTAATATAAAATTTTCACGTATATTTTCTTTTTCAGATAATATAATTTGTTCATTTATTAAATTTATTTTTTTTCCAATACCAACTAAACCTTCATACATAAATTTTTCATATTTAGGGAAGTCACGTTCAAATTTTTTAATAACCGATCCGGCTTCAGAATTAGCTTCATCTTCATTTTGACCACCAATATCTTGACCTCTTTTCATACCTTTAGTTGTTCGTTGCCATTCGTGTACCCATTCATGAGCCAATGTCCTACAAACATCACGATTTAATCGACCTTTAGTTAAAATTTTAAGTTCTGAATTTTCTGTTCTACTTCCAGTTGACATTTCACCATTTCTTTCCCCTAAAAACATAATTGTAATATTGTTTTTAATTGGGTATTTTTTTTGTAAATATTTTATAAAATCTTCCATTAAAGTTTTATCTTCTTTGGACATATCACATTTAATGTGTTTAATTGTTGCTTTCATTATCTATAAATATCATATAAAATAAAAAACCCACCTGTGTGGTGGGTTTATAATATTATTTTTACTAATACGGTTTTTAATTTTAATCTTAATCTAAATAACCTAATATAGTTGCTTCACCATTTAAACATTCAATTAACGAATCAACTTTTTCTGGATCCATGTTTGGTTCCATTTCTTCATAAATATCATCTATACATGTATTAAATTCTTCTTTATTACTAATTAATTGACAACTTTCTGGTACATACTCTTTATCAAATTCAGATAAAGTGTTAAAACATCCTTTAAACCCATCAGTAAAAGAATTATTAATATCTTCTGATGATAAAAACCCTAAACTTGATGCTTTTCCCTGTAAACAATTAAATAATTTGTCAAACTCAGATACCTTACTTCCCATTCCCCGTATTGCTAAATTTATTTCATTTTTACATTCTATAAATTCATCCCTATTTGTAACTGATTTACAACTTTCAGGTATATTTTCATTAGTTAAACCAAATGAATCAAAACATTCTTGAAATTCCTCAATATTTTCAAATAATAAACCTTTTTGTTTTAAATATCTTTCTTCCGCAAGTAAATTAACTTGTTGAGTTTTTCTAATTTTAGTTTGACTTCTACTATTATTCATAACTATCTTCTTTTTTTTTAATAATATTTTTATTTATTATAAATACACTTTGCTGTTTCAGTTGTAAGATTTGTATAATATCTAGCTTTATCAAAAAAGTCCATGTTTTTAGTTTTTTCGTCTATTATACTTTTAGCCCCTGCAAGACAACTTTTAAGATTTGTCATTGTTTGTCCTGATTCTGTATTTAATGTTTTACAAGAACTAATTTTTTCAAGGTCAGTTAACTTTAATTGTGATGCTGTTGCAACACACGATAAAACACCACCAATCTTTGAACTTTCTTCTCTTATTACTCGTCTAACAATACGAGCTAAATCAGATTCCGTTAATCTTATTGTTTTTTTCATAATATATTTATTTTTATATAAATATAACAACAACAGTAATATTATCTTTTTTTATTTATAATGTCTAAAATTTCTTCAACAATGTCTCCACTATTCTCAGGATTTTCATCCCCCATTACAGTTCTGATAATTTTTTTTTTACGATTTAGGATATCATATATTGCACCCTCAATTGTATTTTCATATAATGGATAATACACAAGTACATTAGATTTTTGACCATAACGATATGCTCGATCTTCCGCTTGAGCATGTTCTGCAGGAACAAAAGATAAGTCATTCATAATAACAACCTCAGCGGCGGTCAAAGTTAAACCAACACCTGCAGCTTTTAAGTTACCAACAAATACTCTAATCTTTTCGTTATCTTGAAATTCATCAACAGCATGTTGACGATGAGGTTTAGAACAACTACCATCCAAATAAACCGCTTGTTTACCAAAATGTTGATAAATCGTTTGTAATGTGTCAGTAAAGTTTGTGAAGATAATAACCTTTTTACCTTGTTCAATAATATTTTCGGCAAACTCGATTGTTTGTTTTGTTTTTTCGTTTGAAATAACTTTTCTAACTTTCATTAATTTAGAAAATTGAACAGTAAGGGAAGACGATTCATCTTTTTTGTTATCAAACCAATCATAATATTCCCCCATCAGTTCTTCATATTCTTTTGATTTCAAACGAAGATATACAGGAGAAATAATTTTATCAGGAAGATCCAACACATCTTCTTTTAACCTACGAAGAATTTGTTTTGAAGTTCTATCTCTTAATTCCTCCAAATTAGATGCTCCCGTTACATTCCAAACTTTTCTTCTACCTGCCATAAATTGATATCCTTGACAATAACGAATAGCGTAAGCCATCCAATTTTGAGCAACAGGAGATTCAATAATATTTAATAGGTTATAATAGTTCATTGGTCGAGAAGTCATTGGAGTTCCCGTTAATAACCAAACCCTTTTAATATTTTTAACGAAATTATTTATTATTTTTGTTCTTTGTGCTTGAGGATTTGAGATCATGTGAGCTTCATCTAAGATAACAAGGTCAAAATTTGATTGATCTAATAAAGACTTATTTTTATCCGTAGTATTGTGAAAATTTTTTAGGATATCATAATTAACAATAACAAAATCAGATTCAGTTGAAAATTTCTTACCTTCCGAAATATAAACAGGTCTATCTGAATAATTTTCAATTTCACGTTGCCAGTTAATCTTTAATGATGCGGGACATATAATTAATATTTTTTTCGCTCCTGTCTCTAACGCAGCAATGATTGTACAAGTTGTTTTACCCAACCCCATATCATCAGCAAGAATAAATCTTCTTGATCCCGCCAATTTTTCTATTGCTTCTTTTTGATGTTGTAGTGGGGGTCTATGACTGTATTTAGAATAATCTACCTCAACTACCTCAACATTGTGAGTCTTTATTAATGATGATTTAGGAACCCAAAATTCTGTTAAAGGATCCTTCTCAAAGAACTTACCCCAAATATGATACGATTTTTCTTTCTCAACTAATAATTTCTCAATGTAAATTTTTTCAGGGGTTTCCATAAAATATCTTTCCTCAGCAAACTTCTTTGCGAAATACGTATCGAGATCAACCCACTTACGAGCAACCTTAGGAACTGTATCAAAATAATTTATAATGTAATCTGATTGAGTTCTTGTTGGGTAAAACTTTTTATTATTCTCTTTTTTGGTTTTTAGATACAATATATGATTATTGGCCCCCGAGTATGAGTCTAATAATTCTAACGCCTTATGTTCTATCAATGATTGATTAATATCCAAAATTCTCTTTTTATTAAAAATAACAATAAAAAAGATATTTATCAATAAAAACCGTAATTATGGCTAATAAAATTCCTATTACAAGATTGGGTAAATTTTTCGGAGAGAACGATTTTGACCTTGATATTTCAATGGGAGAAGAGTGGTTGATTGGTGATATGAATTTCACTTGTGTGTTATATCGTATAGATAGGCAAAAGACAAAAACAGATGATGTCTATGGTGAAACCGTTTCGGACGGTATTAAATTTTTACCTCCAATTGAATTTAATGCGTTTGTTCAAGTATCGGCACCTGAAAATAAAATGATGGGGTCAACAAGAATGGATCAAATGGAGCCAGGGAATATTAGAGTTTCTGTTTATCAAAAAACTTTAGATAATTTAAATGTTGATATAAATTTTGGGGATTACATTGGTTACTATGAAACTGAAACTTTGGTAAGGTACTATACGGTTAATAATGATGGTCGTGTTGTGTCAGATAATAAACATACCTATGCAGGATATAAACCATTTTATCGTACAATAAGTGCGTCTCCTGTTGGTCCAAATGAATTTAAAGGATTATGAAAATACTATTAAAAGAATCACAAACTAATGAATTAATATCTTTTATAAAAAAAGACCCTAATTTATTAATAAAAAAACAAGTTAAAGTTTATTATGATATTACAAGACATATGTTTTCTGTTACATTTTCTGGTATTGTTGTATTAAAGGCAGATTACGTTAGATTAAAAAATGTTAAATTTTTAGTGGGGGAAAAGGGAAAAGAAAAAGTTAGGTCAGTAAAACAAAAAAATGTTCATGCTTATGTTACTGGAACATTGATTGATTATTGTGAATATCCTTGTGAGGATATACCAAGTCCTGAAGGAAATGTTGTTATTAAATATAATCCTTATTTTGACGACTCATTTCTCATAAAAAAAACAAAAGAACCAATTTTTAGTGCTGATGAGGTTGAAATGATAAATTTAGATGATAAAATATTTTTAGTTAATTAATTATGGGATTTCCAAAACAAATAAAAAAGACAATTCCTCTTATTAATAAAAAAATCTTGACACCAAGAAGACATGAGATTGCGGAGATGATTTCAGAGGATGGAACCTACCTTCCAAAATCTTTGTTACATGCAGATTTAGATCGTGGATTTTTAGATTTTGTTAGAGATGAATTAAGATGTGTTGTTGATGGAAAAGTTATTCCCGCAATTGATATTTTAATTACAACACAAAATTGGTCTCAGTTTGTTGAAACTTGGGATTTCCAAAATATTGATAAAAACGCAGAACCCCCCTTTATAACAACAATTAGAACCCCTGAAGTTAAGTTTGGTACAAATCCGGCATTAAGGTACAATATACCAAATAGGAAACAATATTATTATGCTAAGGTTCCAACATGGGATGGACAAAGACATGGTATGGACATTTATAAAATACCACAACCTGTTCCTGTTGATATAACATATACAGTAGTTATAATATGTAACAGAATGAGAGAATTGAATAAATTAAATCAAATTATTCTTGAAAAATTTTCTTCTCGTCAAGCGTATCAAGTAATTAAAGGTCATTATATTCCAATTGTTATGAACGATATTACTGATGAATCAACATTAGATTTAGAAAAAAGAAAGGTTTATATCCAAAAATACACATTTACTTTATTGGGATTTCTTATTGATGAAGATCAATTTGAAATATCTCCAGCAATTACAAGAGTTTTTCAAATATATGAAACCGATGTAAAAATAAAAAAGAAAAAACAAAAAAAGGAAACCCCTAATCCACCATCAGTAAAAAGATATGATTTTGCCACAGGTATTACATCAAACGAAGTCACTGAAGTTTTTGATTACACTGTTAATTTAAAATTTGTTGATAGTGATAACGTATCAAACGGAACTCCTCCGTCAGGATATGACGTTTATATAAATGGTCTTTATTATGGTAATGATGTAAGAGAGATACAAATTAATACTGGAGATACACTAAAAATAATTATTTATAAACAATTCCCAAATGATACATCGTTTTTAATTTTTAATCAGGAATTACTATAATTAGTCTTCACCATATACATCTTTTTTTTCTTTACATTTTTCCATAATTAAATTTTCTAAAAATCGATACATTTTTATTCCTCGTTTATCACAATATTTTTTTAACACATTGTGGACCTCGGGGGAAATCTTTAAATTTTTTATCTTCTTAGTGTCATTATCCATAGGTAGAAAAAAGGTAGAATAAAATCATACCAAAATATAAATAGTTTCAAAGAAGTAAAGTTTTTGCGAAAAAAACTAATATTTATATAGAAAATAAAATAACTAAATAAAAAAAGACAATGGCAAACAGTAAAGTATTTGTATCGCCGGGAGTATACACTTCTGAAGTAGATTTAAGTTTCGTAGCACAAAGTGTTGGTGTTACAACCTTAGGTATTGCGGGAGAAACATTAAAAGGACCCGCTTTTGAACCAATTTTTGTAAGAAATTACGATGAATTTCAAAACTATTTTGGGGGTACTTCACCCGAAAAATTTATTAACACACAAATCCCTAAATATGAGGCGGCATACATTGCGAAATCATATTTACAACAATCTAATCAATTATTTGTAACAAGAATTTTAGGTCTTTCAGGTTATGATGCTGGACCATCTTGGTCAATCTTAACTGAAGCAAATGTTAATTGTTCAACAATTGATGTTAATTGTTTTAGTTCAGTGACCGTAAATTGTGAACAACAATGTGTTATTCCTTTGGAGTTACCATATTCTGTTGATTTTACGGGATGTACGGATTCAACTTCTAGTATTGAATATATGACACACTTCCCTCAGGAAATATTGGATTTATTGGATGTGAGTTATGAAACTCCACAAGGAGGAACATCAACTTTGGATAGTAATATAAAAGAATTAATTTTTAATGTAATAACAAATTCAAACCCATTAATTGCGGAAGACCAATATATTAGTTATTTTGGTAGTGTTGATGATAATGATTATAATGCGTTAACGGTTAATGGATCATACACCGCAACAACAAACGTTTATGGTGTACCGTCAATACCTTTTAGTGGAAATAATTTATGTGATGGAGCAAACACATCGTGGTATTATTCATTATTTGATAATGTTGGTGGCGGAAGTTATACAGGATTCTCATTTTGGTCAATTGTTACTGGTGTAACTAATATTACTCCAATTACAACAACCACAACCGCACCAACAACAACATCAACAACAACCGACCCTTGTGTTATTCCTGTTCCAACAACAACAACAACAACAACAAGTCCTATTCCTGTTGAGTGTTTTTCAGGATCAGTAATGGGCGTAATTTATTATTATACAGGAACATCATATACAGAATATGATGATTTAGTTGTGGCAACATTTAGATCAAGAGGTATATCAACATATTCAAATGGTAATAACCCAATTTATGAAGTATCTGGTTTGACGGACGTAGTTTTAGATATGACAGGACAATATTCTGGTGTATTACAAAACCCATATCTACCATTTGGTGTTAATGTTACTAATAAAGATGGTGTTAATTTTAACTTTGAAACGTCTTTTGCAACAAGTGACTCACAATATATAACAAAAGTTTTTGGTACGGATAATTTTGGTAAACCAAGAACAGTGGTTCCTTTATTTGTTGAAGAAAGGTTTCAGGCTTTATTAAACTATGGTTGGAGAAAAGGATTTATTAGAGGATTAAATCCAACATTAGTAGATTTAAATTCTGCACAAAGTAATGCTTCGGATTCTATTGGTTGGTATTTAGATAAATATCAAACACCAAGTTCTCCTTGGGTAGTATCTGAACTTAGGGGTACAAAAGTTTATAACCTATTTAAATTTTACACAATTTCAGATGGTGATTCCGCTAATTATGAAATAAAAATATCAATTGGTAATATTTCGTTTTCAAATCAAACATTTGATGTGTTTATTCGTGATTATTATGATACGGATTCAAATCCAGTTGTGATTGAGAAATTTACTAACTGTAGTATGGATCCAAGTCAAAATAATTTTATTGCAAAAAAGACAGGTTCATTAGATGGCGAATACCAACTTAATTCTAAATATGTTATGGTAGAAATGAATGAAGATGCTCCTGTTGATGCACTTCCTTGTGGTTTTGATGGGTTTAATTTTAGAACTTATGGTACCGCAACATCACCATTTCCTGTTTATAAAACAAAATACGATTTTCCTGGAGAAGTTATCTTTAATCCTCCATTTGGAACACCAATTCAAAGTGGTGGAGATAATGTTAGAAGAACCTATTTAGGTATTTCTAATAATAATAGTTGGGATGGTAATTATTTTGAATATATTGGTAAAATAAATACAATCTCAACTTGTGATATTGAAAGTGTTGATTGGAAATATAAATCAAAAGGTTTCCACATGGATAAGGATGCTTCAGGAATAACTATTTCAGATGCCTTTACAACATCAGGAACATCTAAATTTGTTGTAGGTTCGGCAAATTTCTCATCTGAACCTAATAACCCAACAAGTCCTTATTATAGAATTTATTCAAGAAAATTCACTTTATTAGTACAAGGAGGTTACGATGGTTGGGATATATATCGTGAACATAGAACTAACAGTGATAGATATGTTTTAGGAAGAACTGGTTATTTAAATGGAGCGTGTCCTGATAACAGATATCCAAATGCAGTTGGTTGGGGAGCATTCAAACAAATTGCTGTTGGTGATGGTACTAAAGATTTTGCAAATACTGACTACTATGCTTATTTATTAGGAATTCAAACATTCTCTAATCCTGAAGCGGTTAACATTAATGTGTTTGTTTCACCGGGTATTGATTATGTTAATAATAGTGACTTAGTTGAATCAACAATAGACATGATTGAAAATGAAAGAGCGGACTCACTTTATATTACAACAACTCCCGATTATAATATGTTTTTACCAACAACTACAGGTAATGATGGTATTATTTATCCTCAAGAAGCGGTAGATAATTTAGAAACAACAGGAATTGATTCTAACTATACCGCAACTTATTATCCTTGGGTGTTAACTCGTGATAGTGTAAACAATACACAAATATATATACCGGCAACTGCTGAGGTAACTAGAAATTTAGCCTTAACAGATAATATTGCGTTCCCTTGGTTTGCAGCGGCAGGTTACACAAGAGGTATTGTAAACTCAATTAAAGCACGTAAAAAATTAACTCAAGAAGATAGAGACACTCTTTACCAAGGAAGAATTAATCCAATTGCAACCTTCTCTGATGTAGGAACCGTAATTTGGGGTAATAAAACTTTACAAGTAAGAGAGTCAGCTCTTGATAGAATTAACGTGAGAAGATTGTTATTACAAGCTCGTAAATTAATCTCAGCAGTATCTGTAAGGTTATTGTTTGATCAAAATGACGAACAAGTTAGACAAGACTTTTTAAACTCCGTAAATCCAATATTAGATGCTATTAGAAGAGATAGAGGTTTATATGATTTCCGAGTTACAGTTTCTTCTGACACAGCAGACTTAGATAGAAATCAAATGACAGGTAAAATTTATATTAAACCAACAAGATCCTTAGAATTTATAGATATTACATTCTATATAACACCAACTGGAGCATCATTTGAAGATATTTAATTATTAAAATGTAAAAAAATAAAAAAAAGGAGGCTAGTTCTCCTTTTTTTTATTACCTTTGTGTTTATAAATATAAAAATAAACACAATGAAAATTAAACCTATTGATTTAATTCCGGCAGTAAAATATTATTCATTTGATTGGGATGATAATTTAATGTATATGCCAACAAAAATTTATCTTTTGAATGATAAAGGTAATAAAGTAGGTATGACCACAAAAGATTTTGCAGAATTTAGAGATATGGTCGGTAAAAAATTATTTAAATATAATGGACATACCATTGTTGGACCAGCAAAAGATGCTTATATCGAGTTCGGTGTTACTTATGACGATCAATTTTTAATTGATGTTATGGTCTCACCAACAGGACCAGTATGGGATGATTTTGTTGAAGCAATTAATAATGGATCCATTTTTTCTATAATTACTGCAAGAGGTCACACACCATCAGCAATTAAACAAGGTATATATAAACTAATTAAATCAAACAAAAATGGTATTGATTCAAATAAGTTGGTTAAAAATTTATTAAAATATAAAGATTTGGCGGATGAGGATATCTTAACTAAAGATAAACTTATAAAATCATATTTAGATTTGTGTCGTTTTCACGCAGTTTCTTTTGGTATGAGTTCTGAAACAAATCCAGAGCCAGGAAAAATTAAAGCTATGGAAGAATTTATTAAATATGTTAAAGAAATTTCTATTCAATTACAGAAAAAGGCTTTAATAAAAAATAAAATAAATAATTATATTAAGCCATTTATTGGTTTTTCAGATGATGATGTAAAAAATGTATCTAGTATGAAAGATTATTTTAAAGATAAAGAAGATAATATACTACAAACTTACTTAACATCAAGAGGAATAAAAACAAAATATTAATAATAAATGCTAGTTCTAGTATATTTTATTTAAAAAAAAATAAAAGTAAATAGAAAAATTTTATTTATCGTATATTTATAATGAAAATAAACATAAAATTAAAAATTAAAAATTATGGCTGATTTGTTAATGAAAATGCCAGTTCCGTACGAACCCAAAAGGCAGAACAGGTTTATTATAAGGTTTCCTTCAGATTTGGGTATCAACGAGTGGTTTGTGGAAAGTGCTTCAAGGCCATCAATAAAAATCGGTTCAACCGAAATACAATTCTTAAATACATCAACATTTGTTGCTGGTAGATTTAATTGGGATGCAATCACAGTTAAATTCCGTGACCCAATTGGACCATCTGCAGCACAAGCTTTAATGGAATGGGTTCGTTTATGTGCTGAGTCCGTTACAGGTCGTATGGGTTATGCTGCAGGATACAAAAAAAATGTTGATCTTGAAATGTTAGATCCAACAGGAGTTGTTGTAGAAAAATGGATATTAGAAGGCACATTTTTAACTGATGTTAATTTTGGAACATTATCATATTCTCAAGATGCTTTGGCGGACATTAGTGGAACACTTCGTATGGACCGTTGTATATTAGTTTATTAATTTCTTTTAAATAAAACTAAAATATATCTATTCATAGATACGATATTTAATTCCCATATATTAATATGTATGGGATTTTTTTTTTATTAAAATAACAAAATATAATAATTATTAAGATTTTAACTAAAAAAAAGAAATATATTTACAAAAAATATAAGTAAAGTATCTTTATAATAAAAAAACAATTATGGAAAACGATTCAAAACAGTATGGTCAAATGGATTTTAATTTACCTCACGATGTTGTGTCTTTACCTTCGGGTGGTAAATATTATAAATCTAAAAAGAAAAGTGTTAAAATTGGTTATTTAACTGCTGCCGATGAAAACACTCTTTTAAGCATGAACCCAAATAAAACGATTAAGGAATCAATTGTATTACCGTTATTAAGAAATAAATTATATGAAACGGATATTAGACCTGAAGATCTTTTAGATGCGGACATTGAAGCATTATTAATATTTTTAAGAAATACATCTTTTGGTCCTGAATATGTTGTAAGTGTTACTGATCCACAAACAAATAATGAATTTAATGCAACAATTTTACTTGATGAATTAAATATTAAAAAAATTAATATTGAACCTGATGATAATGGCCATTTAAAAACAACATTACCAAGAACAAAATCTAATGTTACGTTAAAATTTTTAACTATGAGAGATTCTGTTGATATTGAAAAAACTTTAAGTGGATATCCATCAGGAATAATACCACCTATTGCAACTCTTAGATTAAGTAATATGATTGTTGATATTGATGGTAATACTAATAAGGGAGATATTGTTAAGTTTATTGATAATATGCCAATAATGGATTCAAAACATATTAAAAACTTTATGTTAGAAAACGAACCAAGATTAGATTTAATAAAAGAAGTTATCGCCCCGTCAGGAGAAAGAGTAATGGTGAACATTGCTTTTGGGGTGGAATTTTTTCGGCCTTTCTTCTGATTACTCAAAATTTATATTAGACGAATTTTATTTATTGGCAAAGATGTTAAGAACATCTTATTCCGAGTATTTAAAAATGCCAACATATGTGAGAAGATATCTTATTGATAAAATTATTGAGGAGCACAAAAAAAATAAATAATCTATATTTATTATAAAAATAGTTTTATAATATGAGTACGCCAAAAGCACCAATCACGGTACAAGATCCAGATAAAGTTGTTGACACTAAATTACAAGATGATTTATTAAATCTAAAAACTATATTTGATGCAACTTTGGATACTGTCACAAGTCCTTTAAATGCTGCAAGTAATTTATTGTTAATAACTAAAGAGATTTTAGGGACTATAGGTCCTGCGGGATGGTTAGAAGCATTACAAAATTTAGATACAGAAGCAACTAAATTAGTTAGAACTTTTGGAATCAGTAAAGATAGAGCTGGAGAATTAACCCAAACTATTGCCGATGCAATACCCCAATTTGTTGGTATTGGTCTTGATGTTGGTGATGTTGCGGAAACTTTAAAAGGTTTAGGAGAAACCATGAAGGTTAATATTATGTTAAACGCTGAGTCTTTAACTAGTTTTGCGGCAACCGCAGAAGTAACTAAAGTAAAACAAAGCGAATTATCTGAAAAATTTAGAGATGTCGGTGTTAGTATTGCAAGTATTGAACCTAAAATGTTAGATGTTGTTAAAATTGCAAGACAAGCAGGGGTAACAGTTCAAGCTGTTTCTTCCGGTGTTGTTACTAATTTAGATAAAATGAACCTTTATAATTTTGAGGGTGGGATTAAAGGATTAGCAAATATGGCAGCACAAGCATCAAGATTGGGGATTAATATGTCATCAATATTTACTGTTGTAGATAAAGTATTTAATCCTGAAGGGGCAATTGAATTTGCGGCATCACTACAAAGATTAGGTGTAACATCAAGTCAATTACTTGATCCATTAAGATTGATGGATTTAGCTCAAAATGACCCAACAGAACTACAAAACCAAATTGTAAACATGACAAAAGAGTTTACAAGATTCAATAAGGAGAATAATCAAATAGAAATATTACCTGGAGCTAAAAGACGTATTGACGAAATTGGTAAGTCGATGGGATTACCTGCCGGCGAATTACAAAAAATGGCAATAAATGCGGGGATGTTTGAAATGAAATTAAAACAAATTAAATTCCCAACCGATATTGCAACCAAAGAAGATAGAGAACTTATTGCAACAATGGCACAAATTGATAAGTCAGGTAGAGCGGTAGTAAGAATAGAAGAAACACGTACAGGTAAAGATGGTAAGGAAGAAGGAACGGGAGAATATATAGATAAATTAGTTAGTGAATTAAGTACTGATGATGTTGCAAAATTGGCACAACAACAAAAAAGTAATGACGCATCAATGGAAGAAATCGCGAAAGATCAATTAACTTATATGAAACGAATATCTTCAAATTTAAATGAAATTGTTGCGGCAGCTAAATATGGTCCCGCAAGTTCTAAAACAATGCAAGATTTATACTCAGGAGCGTTAGGAGGATTTGAAAGATTACTAACTAATAATATACCACCGGAGGCAAGGCAATCCAAAAATTATAGAACGGCTACTGAAACGGTAGCTCCATATGTGAAGGAACTAATGGAAAAATTTTTAGATAAAACGGGATTAAAAGATATGGGTAACAAAGTTCTAAAAGAAATTGAAGATGGTTTTTCATTTTTAAAAAATGTGGCTAGTTCAAGTTTTGGTATGGGAGGACCTGATCTTGAAGATCAAACTTTAATTGAATTTTTAAAGAACCCAAACTTGGATATTTCTTATGAACCAATGACAATAACAACTGAGAATCAATTTACCGTTGATTTTAATGTTATTGCTGATGATAAAATTAGTGGTCAGGCAATTCAAGATATTAATACTGCTATATCTAATTATTTTAATGGGCCTGATGGAACAAAAAATATGCAAGCTTTACTTAGTCGAATTGATAATATTAGAGCATCAAATGGTCAAAAACCAATTTTTAAATAAAAAAAAACCGACTAAAGGTATTTATAAATAAAGAAAAAAAAATGCCAGAAAGTGTTTTATCATTTACATCATCATCATCTTTTAGAGATTTATTAATATCTAGAAATTTACCACCATATCAGGTAGAAGGGTCGTTTAACCCCCCATCTGGTAATGTGGTTTATGAGATTAGTCCTTTAAATGATAGTAATGTTATTGATTCACCCAATAATTTAATTTCAACAAACCAATTAGCAAATAATTTATATCCATTAAATGAATGGGGTCCTGATGGAGGATTTTTAGGTAAATATAGTGTTCCAGGAGCACCATTACCTGTTGGAAGTAATAATGGTCCTTATGATCCAACAGATTCATCCTTAGATTTAATTAATGAATTTTATATTGATGCGGCATATATTAAAAATATTTTTGGACCTGAAGGGGGATATAAAGATTTAATTATTATAACCGACCTACAATTATCTTCACAGTATTATTTACCGTATTATAATGGAGTCCCAAGTACTTTTATCCCATCAAGTTATACCCCATACTCAATATTAATATCGAATGATCCAAGTGGGGATATGGGATTGTTATCTCAAGATTCTTATATTGCTAAAACAGGAGCGGGATATTTAAAAGGATATTTTCAAGAAAGAATTGCTCAAGAATTTTATCAAATGACTCTTGGTAGTATTAACTTAAGTACTTTACAAGATCCTTTTAGTGCCACTATGTTGGCAACTGGACAACAACCATTCTTTACTAAGAATTGGAAAATAACAGTACCTGAAAATCCATTGTTAGCCGCTGTAAGTTTTTTGAATCGATTAACAGGAACTTATTTTCCTGTATCATTTATTCCTGGAGATTACTTTGATGATCCTGATCCAATATATTCACCACAAACTCAAAACGCTTTAAACGTTGTTAATAATTTAACGGGTGGTGCATTAGGTTCTGTTTTAAATAATTTTAGGAGTCCTTCTGAAATATTTTTAGCAAACACTGGTAATGGTCAACAATCTGTTTTATTTAAAAGTTTAGAATATAATTTATATCGACCAAATTATGATAAACCACCATTACAACAATTTACAAGTGTTATATCTAATTTATTTGGAGCAGGACCTAATGGTGGGGGTGGTTATTATGTTGGTAGTGAAGATGTTGAACCGTCACTTATAACTCATCCTGCAAATCAAGTTGCGGTTAATTATCTTGGAAAACAACAATCAACATTGGTGTACGGACCTTCTGAATTAGGTAAACTTTATGAGGGTAACGAAGGTAAAATTAATTTTGGTTTACAGGCGGAATCATATTCTAATCAAGGGGGTATAAATGGAAATTTTGTATGGACATCACCAAAATATAAAGAAAATGCTGGATGGAAAGTTGGGGTTGGTGGAGAAAATAAAATTATTGACGAAGAGTTTAACCAAATTCAAAATTCATATAATCAAAATTTATCCACGGAGATTGAATTTAGGGGAGGATCAATATTAGATAATACTCAAAGAATAATAAACGCCGCAGACAATGTTGGTGGACAGGCTAGATTAAAACACGCAGGTAATGCTATAAATCAAGTTTCCAAAGTATTCAATGATGGATATAAAGAAATGACAAAAGGTTCTCAAGTTATTGCTTACTACGATAGTTCGACGGGAGATAGTACTATTGGTGTTGATGGAACTGAGATAGGTAGAGAATATTGTCGAGTCTTCCAAAAAGATACACCATATTTAACATATGCTGATTTACAAAAAACTGATGGTATTACAGAGTCAGGTCGTAAATTCAATAATTCTGTTCTTGATAATACATTTAATTTAAATATTGCACCATTAAGAAATCCTGGATCAACTAATATTATTGATAGTAAGGTAAAAAAATATATGTTTTCATTGGAAAATTTAGCTTGGAGAACTTCAGATCAACCGGGATATACTTATGATGATTTACCAACCTGTGAAAAAGGTCCAAATGGTGGTAGAATAATGTGGTTTCCTCCATACGACATAACATTTAGTGAAGATTCTAGTGCTAATTGGAACCCAACTAAATTTTTAGGTAGACCGGAACCAATATACACTTATTCAAACACAAGTAGAAGTGGAAGTATAAATTGGAAAATAGTTGTCGATACCCCATCGGCTATGAATACAATAATTGAAAAACAATTATCAAATAAATCCTCAAAAGAAGTTGATTCTATTATTAATTCATTTTTTGCGGGATGTGTTAAGTACGATTTATATGATTTGGCAATTAAATTTAATACCATACCAACTAGTGATTTATATACTTATCAACAATTGTTAAATGAACCAAGATTAACTGAAGAAGAATTAGGAGAAATTTATAAAAATGTTAGTGTAGATAAATCAACTAGTTTATCTGAGTCATCTGAAGGTGGTGATGGTACTAATGGTACTCCTGGTACTCCTGGTACTCCTGGTACTAATGGTACTCCTGGTACTAATGGTACCCCTGGTACTACTGATACTCCTGGTGTGGAAGAAAAGTTGGATCAAGAATCGATTAATGAATTTATAGATTATTCTTTCTATTTTGATAATGATTATCCTGAGGGATATTACACTACTGAGGTTACGGCAACTAAACCATATGATTTTTGGCACAATCAATACCTTTCAGTTAAAAATACAAATTATGTTAATCTACCACCCGTTGATGTTTACGTTGGGACAAAAAAATATATAAATAAAAGTGTCATACCAAAATTCTTTACTGACGTTATTATTGGTAATTATAATCTAATTCAAAACGAATTTTTAGCTAAATTAAAAGAAATAATTATTGTTCAAAATGGAAAAGTTACAATTGAATTACAAGGATCCGCATCTGCACCAGCAGAGGTAGAATATAATAGAAGTTTATCTAAACGAAGAATTGATTCTGTATTACAATGGTTTAGATCTAAAACAATTGGAGACAAAACAGTACCTGTTTTGGAAAGTGAGGGAAGATTAACTTTTAAAGAAAACTCCAATGGGGAAGAAATCACAATATTAGTGGGTAAAAACGGACCATATGAAGAGACCGATTGTAGGAAAGACATCAGTAGAACTTCAGGGGGAGAACCAAGTGGAACGGCACAATGGTATTCTATTCCTGCAATGTCATGTAGAAGAGTCCGTATTGCAAAGATAACCATAGATCCTGCTCCACCACCTCCAGGTCCACCTCCAGGTCCACCTCCAGGACCACCTCCAGGACCACCTCCAGGTCCACCTCCAGGACCACCTCCAGGTCCACCTCCAGGTCCATCGCCAGGTCCACCACCAAGTCCATCGCCAGGTCCACCACCAGGTCCCAAACCAATTAAAAAAGTTGATCCTCTTAAAACAGTTAAAGAAGGTATTTCTAAAAAAATATTAAGAAGTTTATTTAGTGAGTGTGATTATTTTGAGGTTATTAAAAAAGAAAACCCGATGGTTTACGATAGTATTAAAGATAAGATAAAATATTTTAGTCCGGCATTTCACTCAACCACACCTGAAGGATTAAATGCGAGATTAACATTTTTAAATCAGTGCATGAGACCTGGACAAACAATTCCGGTTATTGATACTGACGGTAGACCAAAATATAATGATGCCTTAAACACTTCATTTGGTGCTCCACCTGTATTAGTTTTAAGAATTGGAGATTTTTATCATACTAAAATAATACCAAACCGTCTTGGAATAACTTACGATCCTTTACTTTTTGATATAAATCCAGAAGGAATTGGTGTACAACCTATGATTGCTAAAATTACTTTATCATTTGATTTTATTGGTGGTAACGGATTAGCCGGACCCGTTGAACAATTACAAAACGCATTATCTTTTAATTACTATGCAAACACTGAGATATATGATGAAAGGGCGGTTGCAACAGAAGACACATCGGAAAGGGATAACGCTATTGTTGGTAAACTTGTCCCTAATTCATCCTCTCCTCCAACTGTTGGTGACATACCAAACAATATACCTCAAAAAGGAGGAGAAACAATTGGAAAAATACTTGGAGCAAGTTCCAACGATGATGGTACTATAGAGACGGGTGAATTAGATTATAGTGGACTTATTAGTGAGTTATCAACATCAACTAAAGATTTCTTTTCAACAATATATAACAAGTTAAAAAGTATCAATGACATTTCTAATTACGGAATATTACAACTTGTTAATTTTAAAAGAAAATATTTTGATGGAAACATTAGTGAATTTGGAAGCCCGGCTCCATTAAAAATTTATGGTAAACCTGATGATGTTGAAAAATTAATAAAAAATCTTGTTGACAATGCGGTAAACGATTGTAAAAATGACTTATCTCCCGTTATTAAAGATATTGTTAACGATACTGAATACACTAATGCAGCACAAAGACAAGTCAAAAACAAATTAGAGGATATTTTAAAAAATAGAGAAGGTGAAATAAACAATTTTGTTATTGGGTCAATTAATGAACTCACAAGTTATCAAGAAAATTTAAACTATACTTTTAGAAAAACTGATGTGGTTATATCAAAAATTGATGGAATATTATTAGAGACTGGTAAACCAAAAGTTTATATTTTTACAGGATCTAGTGCAACAACTGTATCTGATTCAATACTTAATGTATATAAGACTAATGTTGCATCAGGAATCACCGAATTTTTTGATGTTATGTTAAATAGATATATAATAGATTCGCCCATATATAGTGAAAGTATTAACGTAATGAACTTTCCAAATGCTGTTCCAGGATTAAGACCATTTGGAAATAATGAAGAAAAAAGATTTTATATGGTAATGTCTGATGTAATGATAGATGAAAACAAATATACTTCTTTTATAGAAAGTTTAACCTCATTAGAAAAAATAAAATCTAACCCAAAATTAGTATCTGATTTAAAAAATAGATTTGACGACTATAGATTCAAATGTAAAACAGAAAAAGAAAATGAAAATAGAATATTTAATGATTATGAAAAAAGTCCTGAATATGAAAAGTTTCAAAATTTTCAAATACTACCATTTGATGTTAAAGTAGGGTATACTACAGACAAAAATGACCCAAATTACTCAACGTATGAAAAAAGAATATCGGACCTATATAGTAAACAAAACTTAAATACTGATGATAAATATAATGGTAAAATAAAATTTAATTAATATGCAGTTACAGTATTACAATAGATATAATTCATTTTTACTTAACGGAAAACAAACCGTTGTTCCGTATATCAATTTGCCGTCAAAATCATCAGATAAAAGATATATTTATAAGGTTGGTACGTCTAGATTAGATAAAGTGTCTCAACAACATTACAATTCCCCATTTTTTGGTTGGTTAATTTTACAATCAAACCCACAATATACTGGACTTGAATTTAATATTCCTGATGGTGCGGTATTGACAATTCCATATCCGTTGTTAACTTCATTACAGGATTATAAAAACGAATTAGATAATCACATATTCTATTATGGTAAATAACGGAGAAAATATATTAGTAGAATTTGATTACCAAAACATATCAGTAATTGACCCAAATAAAATAATTGATGAAGAAGGTAGACCAAAAGAAAGACTTATAGATCACGAAAATCTTGTGTTCTACGCTAATTTAGAATGTTCTGTATTACCAAGAACTAAATTAGCTTTAGGTGTTTCACTAAACGAATCAGTTAAAACTATATCTGTTGGTAAAATTAATTTTTTAAATCCAGGGTTTAAAAAATTTTTAGACAATGGATGGTCAGATGAAATAACAGGAAAAAATACTTTAACTGGAAAAGGTGTTAACCAACCAAAAAAATCGGTTAGTGTAAATCCTGATAATTCAGAAGACTTTTATTATAGTCAAAGTTTAATATCAAATGGGGTACCTGGTGCTGTTGATAATGGATTATTAGGTATAACACAAATAAATTATAGTTGTGGTTTAGATTTTGTACCTACGATCGATATTACTCTTGAAGACGTAAAAGGAAGATCGTTGTTTGAAGGTGGTAATAATTCTCCATACGCAGCATTTTTTCAATTCCCATACCCACTTTTTCATTTAACCATAAAAGGATATTTGGGTAAAGCAATTAGAATACCATTAATGTTAGAAAAATTTGGATCTTCATTTGATCCAAGTTCTGGTAACTTTAGGGTAAAATTAGAACTGAAAACATATAAATACACAATTATGTCTCATGTTACTTTTGGAGCCATGATGGGAACACCATTAATGTACAAGTCAATTGTTACAACAAAACAAATCCAACCAAATAATAGTACTAATAATTCGATACCCGTTAAAAAAACATTTGCAAGTGAGGGATATCAAAAAATGAAAGAATTATATTCTGAATATAAATCAAAAGGATTAATTAATGATAATTTCCCTGAAATAACAATACAACAATTAAAGTATAGGTTAGATAGGTTTATTAAAAATATAATAGATAGTTTTAAAAAAACTAACTTAAATGTTTTAAATGATTTAACAGATTACACAACCCAACTAACCGAATATGATGGGTATGTTTTTTATTATACCCCTGATTCTTGGGTAAAACAATATTTAGATGTAAATAATATTTTTGTACTTAAAGATAGTGAAGAAATAATATACCAATGGAAAAAAGAATACAGGGACGATATTACAAAACAATCCGCACCACTAAATGAACTTGATGGAATAATCAAAAAATTTAATCTTGCACTTGAAAAGAATAAAACATTAGGTTTAAATCAACCAAATTATATTCCGAACAAAATTGAATTAAATACTTGTTACACTAAATCAAAGTTTATTGATATCAACATTAATAAAACATATTTGTTAAGAACAAATAAAGAATTACCCGGAATTCCATCCGAAGTTTCCGCTTTTACAAAAACATTAGAAATCGAATTTCAGAAAAATAAAAATTTTCAATTTGATGGTAAAGGTTACTTTTTAAATCAAACAAAAGTAATGCAACAAAAATATCAAATAAATAGACAAAAAATTGAAGAATCTTTAACTGCACAATTGGCGGATCAAATGAGTAATACATCAACTGGTATTGGTTTTGAACCAACAATGAGGAATATTTTAGCGGTATTTTTTGCTCAAGGGGAAGCTTTTTTACGTCTGATGGATGATGTACATACAAAGGCTTGGAATTTAAGAGAAGATAAGTATAGAAAAGATGCTGTGTTTGGTAGTAATTCAACAGTCCCTAGTGTTGATATAAAAAACGATGGAGAAGAAAACACTCCAATATATCCTTGGCCACAATTAATTGTTGAAAACACAAAAAACGATGGTGGTGAGAAATATGAATTAAAATATCCTGGTGATCCGGTTTTATCGGGAAAAATAAACGCTTTTATACCTGAAATATGGCCTGAAGTTGAGTTTGTTGAAGAATTTATAAAGGCATATACAGAAAGAGAACTTCCAATTCCGGATCCTGAATATATTAATAATGGATTAACAAAACCTGAAAGATTAAGTTTTAATGCTATTGAATTTCCAATTAATAATCAAGTATTTCAAAACACAGAAGAAGTAAAATTTTTTTATGAAATATATGAAAGATTAATGTTAAATTCATTTTATAGTTTAATGTCTAGAGACTCTTCGAAATTATATAATATGGAGTTTTATTCTGCCGAGTCAGAAGTTATTAACATTATAAAAGCGTTAGGTGATGACAACCCATATCTAACTAAAAAATTAAAAGAATATAATATTAATTCAGGAGTCTATGGAGGATTTTTAAGACATATCTCAAATCAAGGAGAGGGAATATCTTGGCAAAATTTTATTAGAGGAGAATTTAATACACCATATATTAAAAATGAAACATTAAGTTCATTTGATCTTTTAGACGCTAAGATATTAATTAATGAAATATCCCAACCAAATGTTGGAATAGAAAATACGGAATTAGTTGAAAAATATATTGGGATTGACAATGTAATTGAAAAATATGACATATGTGATTTGTACCCAATAACTAATTTATCTTGGGACAACAATTATTTGGCAAACGGCACAATAATACAAAAAACAGAATTGGTATATAAGACTTCTGATGTTTTAAAATATGATTTAAATAATAAATCAATTGTTAATTTTACTGAAAATAAAATTATAAAACCAATAACTAATTTTAATTATACTGACGACATTTTTAATCAATCAATTATAAATGGTAATTTAAAATTATTTTATAAAAATAGACAAATTAAAAATCAATATATAACAGAAGGAAATGTTTTTTATAAAAATTATACAGACAATTTAATAGACGAACAAACAACTTCAATGTTGAACACCCCCTATTTTATAAATGCAATTCAAAAAGGAGTTTATAATTTTAGATATAATAGTGGAGATTCTTCCCCATATAAATTGGCAGCTTATCTATTTTTAAATAGTTTACCTTTAGCAACATTAAAAGAAAAATACAAATTACTTGATGATACTAATAATTCCACAAATGAATTAAGTTATATTATATCAACAATTAAAAAATTTGGTGCAATACATAGATTACCACACGCTTGGATTTTAAAATATGGATCACTTTGGCATAGATACAAAACTTGGGTTGAAACTGGAAATGATATTTTAACAGAAGTTTGGAACAATTTTAATTATTCATATAATTACGACCCCGTTAATAGTGCAACAACAAAATCTTATAATGTTACTATTGATGGTTCACCACAAGAAATTATATTAGAGGGTAATATAACAACAAATGTTCTTGGAATTAATTATGTAAAAACAATTATTAATAATGGTTTTTACCCAAAAACAATAGATGATTTTAATGTTTTTTATCAAGGAAAAGTTGTTTTTGATAGTGTAGTACCAATTGGAGGTACTTGTGCAATAGTTAATGATAATGAATTAGAAGTACTAACAATAAATGGAGATGAAATTATTAGTGGAATGACACTATCTGGTACTTCATTACAATATGGTACAACAATAGTTTCTCAGATAAGTGGAACAACTGGTGGTGTTGGTAGATATATAATAACCCCTAATCAATTACCAAATGGTACAACAATTACTTTAGATCTTCTTGGTCCAACATTTAATTTTATTTTGACTAATGTTAACGCTGTTGGATATGTCAGTTCGGAAATACAATCTGCATTAAATACAAACTTAGGAATGGTTAAAACAACTGGTTCTTTAATTAATAAATCTAATGGGTTTGATTTTCCTAATGTTACACGTTCATTAACATTAACGCCTTGGTCTTGTTATGTAAAAACAACTGATCAAACTTCTATTTACCCCCTTCCTTCATTTGGGGGAATAATAAATCAAACTAAAGATGAGTGTTTTAGAATAAATGGAACTATTAAAACAGAGGTTTCAGGAAATAACTCAATGTATAATGGTTCTGTAAGATTATTTTGGAAAGCACCAAATTATGGGTATTTCAATAATAATAAAGTCGTTCCCCCAAGTCCTGACAGTTATTTAAAAGAAATTTATAATAGTGGTACAACACAACAAAATTTTTCAATAAATGGGGATATAGGTGATTACTCTAAATTGGATGAAATGTTTACATCATTTGATAAAAATATTTTGGACATTTTAGAGATAGAGTTTTTAAATTTTGGTAGATCGGTATATGATTATGACACATTAATTACATCTGTAACAGGTGAAGAGACAGAAAGTGAAAAAATGTGTAAAAATTTCCAATTGTTAATGAGAACAATGATGAAAATTCCGGTACCAACAGCAACAAATGGTGACTCCATTGTTTCAGAAATACAAAATAGTCAAATTACCGCATTTAAATCTTATTTAACTAAATTTATGGATTATGAGGTTGTGATGAAATATGGTAACCCGTCAAACTTTGATAAAAAATTATTTTATACTTTTTCAAATAAATATATTGAGAATCCATATACATATCAAGGATATAAACAATCATCACCAAACACTTTACCAAATGGATTATTAAGTCCTGTTACTTTATTACAATCAAAAACAAATAATCCGGTTACTTGGAAAGCTTTAGAGACTTATGTTGGGTTTTCAGAAATACCCGAATTAAAATATAAAAATAATGGATCATATATTACAGATTTTTTTATTGATTTAGATGTTCAATTTAATGAAAAAAATGTTATTCAGTTTGCTCCGATAATAAAAATTTATGCAACACAGAAACTTAAAAAAAATAATATAACTAAAATTGAGTTTTATACTTTAATGAATGATTATTTAAACAAAAATGAAGATTATATTGATACAGTACTTGATTTAGAATTAACAAGATTAAGAAATAAATTACCAAACGTAATAGTTACTCCTGATAGAAATAGTGTTAAATCTAATTTACAGGGGGAACAAACAAGATATGAAATATGGGACACATTTAAATCTATAAATGACAAATTTATTTCAGGTAATGACTATAAAACAAAAACACTATTTGAAGACATTTTATTGTTCGATAGAGCAAGTAGAGATGTTGGTCAAAAAATATATGCTGACATTTTTAAAGTAAAAGAATTAATAGAATATGGTGACCATAATAATAAAATGGTGGACATGGTAACAACTATTTTAACTCAAAATAATTTTACATACTTTACTATGCCGGCGTACGCTAATTTTTATAATGTACAAAACGTTAGTAAAAACCCAACACCAAATCCGGAAGGGACATTAGAGTTTGCAAATTCCTTATTTGGAACATTTTTAACATTAGATTATCGGGATACAACATCAAAATTTTTATGTTTATATGCCAATAAACCTAGTGAACATTTAGCCTTAAATGATAATGTGGATTATCGTTTTAGAGATGATGCTTTTGATTTAAGAAGATCAAGTGATAATCCATTACTTGACAATTTAAACGGAAAAACAGATTGGGATAAATCAAATAAGGTTGTTGGTTTTAATGTTGATATTGGACCTCAAAATCAACAAATATTCAAACAATTTGATATAAGTCAAGACCCTGGACTCCCAACAACAGAAAGTTTAGAAGTGTTAAATCAGATGGCGAATTTAAATAGAAACAGAAGTGAATCAACACAGAGCGTATCTCTTTATAACTTATATAGAAATAGAAGTTATAAGTGTAGTATTGATATGTTGGGTAATGCAATGATTCAACCAATGATGTATTTTAACTTAAGAAACGTACCTATGTTTAGTGGCCCATATATGATTACGAAAGTTAGTCATAGAATAAGTGATACTGGTTTTGATACTGAGTTTGAAGGACAAAGACAACCATTTTATAGTATTCCGGCAATAGATAAATTTTTACAATCGTTAAGTACCACAATATTATTATCAATTAAAGAACAAATAGAAAAAGATGAAACCGCTAAACTAGATTCTCCCGAAAATATATTACAAGAACAAAATGATATTATTAACAATACAAATAATGGTAATGGTTCTTTAACCCCAAATCAAAATTGTTCGGATAATTTAAATAGTTCTTATACAAACTATACAATTGAAACCCCTAC